GGATGAATTGGAAAAGCAAAAACTAGAACAAGCCGCTGCGGTCAAGAAAGCAAAAGAAGACGCTATCGCGGAAGAAAGAGTCAGAAGCTCTGAGATTCTGCGTTTGACAAAAACCGCAGGTCTTGAAGAGTCTTTTGCTCAAGATCTAATCACCAAAGGAACCGAGCTTCCTACGGCTAAAGATATGATCTTAAATGAATGGGCAAAACGAGGCGAAACAAAACCCGCTCAGCCCAAAGTTGAGCGCACAGAACATGATGAAACCGACATTTTCCGCAAGAAAGTTGGCGAGGCCATTGCTCACCGAGCAAACCCCGACAAGAACAAGTTAACCGATCTTGGTCGTAACTTCGGCGGTTACACTTTACGAGAACTTGCTCGCCTTTGTGTTGAGCGCCAAGGAGTTAAAACCGGCGGCATGGGTCCTATGGACATCGTGACTCGCTCACTTCATGGAACAAGTGACTTCCCCTACATCTTGGAGAACGTCATCAACAAGTCTTTGCGTTCTGCATATGAAGAAAACGCAAGAACTTTCCAGCCTTGGTGTAAGCAAGCTTCTGCAAGCGACTTCAAGCCAATCAGCCGAACTCAGCTCGGAAACTTCCCTTCTCTTGAGAAGGTGAATGAGCATGGTGAGTTCAAGTTCTACTCTATCGACGAAGGAAAAGAGTCTTATCAACTCGCTACCTACGGCGCAGTTGTAGGTTTGACCCGTCAAGCAATCATCAACGATGACCTCTCTGCCTTTGACAGAATCCCCGCTGGAGCTGGAGCTTCTGCCGCAGGATTAGAGTCAGACATCGTTTATGGCATCTTGACTGCTAACGGAAACCTTTCTGACTCGGTAGCATTGTTCGCAACCGCTGCAACAAGAAAGAACTTGGCTGCAAGTGCGGCTGCGATTTCGGTTGCAAGCCTTGGAATCGGCAAAGCTGCGATGAGAGTTCAAAAAGGTTTGGGCTCAAACGCTCAACGTCCTTTGAACTTAACTCCTAGCTTCTTGATTGTTCCCGCAGCCTTGGAAACAATTGCACAACAATTCACAAGCCAAGCCTACGTTGCTTCTCAGTCAGGAAGCATCAACCCCTTTGCTAGCGCATTGCAGGTTATTGTTGAGCCTCGCTTGGATGCAGCTTCAGCAACCGCTTGGTACTTGGCTGCTAAGCCTAGCATGGTTGACACGATTGAATATTGCTACCTCGAAGGAAGCCAAGGAGTTTACACCGAAACTCAAATGGGATTCGAAGTTGACGGCGTCAAGATCAAGGTTCGCCATGATTTTGCAGCTAAAGCAATTGACTTCCGTGGTCTCTTCAAAAACGCAGGCGCTTAATTAAAAAGGAGAATTAGAGAAATGAAAAATTTCGTACAAGAAGGAAAATCACTTAATTTCACAGCCGGAGCAACATACAGCTCCGGCGACCCCGTCGTGCTCGGTGCCATCATGGGCATCGTGGCCGGCGATGTTGCCAGTGGCGACGTTGGCGTTGCCATGGTTGAGGGTGTCATGTCGGTTTCTAAAGTTTCCGCTGAAGAGTGGGTCTATGGGGATCGCATTTACTGGGATGCTTCCGCAGCTAAGTTCACCAACGTACTTGATACGGACGTGACTTTTGCAGGTATCGCAGTTGAAGCTGCCGCCAACCCCAGCTCTACTGGAAAAGTATTGCTTAATGTTGGCGCAGGCCGCGCTGCAACCGTTGCCGCTGAAGCTACTGCCGACGGTAGCGACGCTGCAACAACTCAAGCTCTTGCAAACGCTCTTAAAGTTAAGGTCAACGCAATCCTTGTCGCATTGAAAAATGCCGACTTGATGGCTAGCTCGTAATTTTGAAAGAGGGGCCGATGAGAACCGTTCTGAAAAGAATAGTTCTTGTCGGCCTTTATTATGTCGAATTGGGAAAACTTAACTTCAGGGCTTCTTTCAAGATGCATGGAAACCTTCGGGAAAACCGCGACCTATATTCCTAAAAGCGGAGATCCGGAGTTTGAAGTTGATGGGGTTTTTGACCGACCCTTTCTCAACGTGGAACTAGGTCAGGACAATAATCACCAAAGCACGGCTCCAAGTTTTGGAGTGAAGGCCTCAGACATGGAAACCGATCCCGTTGATGGAGATCAGGTCATCATTGGCGGCGTGACGTTCAATGTTTTTGAGGTTCAAGAAGACGGGCAAGGGCATATTAAGCTGCTTTTGCATGAGGATTGATGGCTCACAAAAGAAGAGAGATCAGAGACAAAGTTGTGCAGCTCCTCCAAGAGGGGTCAACTGATGCTTCGCTTAAGATTTGGGGCGATAGACTTAAATCTTTAAAGTCTGATGAGTATCCATCAATTGTAGTTTTTTGCAGATCCGAATCATCAGAAGTCGATACCGATGGCCCAAGAACTTACATGAGAAAACTTCAGTGCATTGTTGAGGCGTGCATAAGAGCAAACTTGGACGATCAAGAATCAGCGGACGATGCACTTGAGGATATGGCCTCTCAGATAGAAACAATTTTTTACGACAAGCCAAGACTCGATTTAAGCGATGTCTTGGATTCAAAGCTCATTAAAACTGAAATTGAATTTGCAACAAATGGGGACAAGCCGATTGGCGTTGTTCAATTAACTTACGAAATTCTATATTTTTCGAATTAGATATTGGAGGGAAACTATATGTCATCAGAATCCAGAAGGAAATCGGTTCTTGCAATCGTCGAAGAGGTTACGGAAGGAACTCCCGTGCTTCCCTCGTCTGGAAGTGACTACGTTGCTTTGCAACAAGGTTTCTCAATGCAGGCAGAGCCGCAGACTGAAGAATCAGAAGAGATTCTTGGAATTGTTGGCGACGCTGCTCCGATTGTAAAAAAGAGCAAATCATCGGCTGAAATTTCTCACTACATGCGCCATTCGGGAGCCGTTACAACGGAACCCGTGGGAGTTGGAAAACTTATTCGCGGTGTTTTGGGAACAAAGGTTGCTGCTCACTCAACCGATAGAACTACCACAACGGGCTCAACTGCCGGCGATGCCGATACAAATGCAGTTGTTAAGCTTGGCGCGGGCGGCTCTGATTTTGAGCGCGGCAAGGCGATTCTTTATGACAGGTCGATTATTCGAAACGTGTTATCGGTTTCCTCAAATGATCTAACAACTGCTTTTAACTTTGCAAGCGCTGCGGTGACTGGCAAGAAAACAGGTAGAGCAATTCTTTATAAGCCTGCCGATACGCTTCCCTCTTTTGCGTTCTTTGAATACATGGCAAACGGCCTTGGAATTCAATGTGGCGCTGGAATGAAGTTTGATTCCATGACGATCACCATTCAGGCCAACAAGCCTTTGAATGCAAAATTTAGCGCAAAAGGAACAAGCTACCTCTTTGATCCCATCGAGTTGACCTCTTCAAACAACAAGCTTGATTTGAATGATGGATCAAGTGATTTTAACATCACGGTTCCCGCCGGAGTCTATCTTGACCCGCATGATTTGGCTCAAGCAATTTAGGACGCAATCGAGTCGGCAAGCTACACCAACGCAACAACTGTTAAATACAACGACGCTGGAGCAAATGCCGGAAAATTCACTTTCACTTTTGCGGCCGGAACTAACAGTCTTGAGTGGGCGACCGGTACAAACACCGCTCAAACAATCGGAACGGTTCTTGGGTTTGTTGTCGCATCCGATGACACCGGAGCATCCACTTACACCTCCGACAACGAAAAGAGCTGGGTGTCTCCTTACACTCCCACAACTGACTCAAACACCAACCCTTTGATTGTCACTGATTCAGAGCTCATGATTGGAACAAGAGACCGCTATTCTTGTGCAGGAGTGAGAACTTCTGAGATCAAAATCACCAACAACTTTAAAGAAGATGAGTTTGTTTGCGGAAATGACGAAAGAATTCTCATCGGTCGCACCATTGAGATTCAAAGCAACATGCGAGCGACTCGCCATGATGCCATGTTCTTTAAGAAGCTAAGACTTGGCGAAGATGTTCAATATCAATTCTCGGCTGGAAGAAAAGAAGCTTCTCGCTGGATTGAGGGCTCAGTATTTAATGCCTTCTCTCCTCAAATGAAGGTCACAAGTGCCGTCATTAGCGGAGACGAGACAGTGGACATCGACGTTGGATTGAAGGCCTTTGTTAAGGCCGATCAGCTTCGAGAGTTCTATATCAACTTATTGTAAGGGATCTTTAAAATGGAAAAGAAAAACTGGGTAAGAAAATTTGTCCCTCCTTGTGTTCAAAAAGGAGAGGTCGATCTTGATGGATATGTCATGGTCCAATGCCCAAGCATCAAAGACATGCTTGAGCTTGGCGATAAGCAGGCCATGGATGAAAAGCAAGAGGTTTCCAATGCCATCAGATCCCAGTCAAATGCTGATTGGGTTGAAAAGTACATCACTGAAGTCAATTTCAAAGATTCAGAAGGCAATGAGATCAAGTCAATGGCAGAACTTAGGTCTTGCAACATGTTCTATAAGCCTTTGGTTGAGATTGTTCATGCAGTGATAAATGGTGACTACGGAAAAAAGTCTTTGACGAAGACAGCTTAAGGAAGGCTGCGGAGTGGTATTACTCCGGAAAGTATTTGAATGAGGACGATCGAGTCGAGAACTATCTTGTCAGAAGATATGAGCAGCTCAGGGTTTTATCAAAGATCGGATTTGTTTCAAATTTCGACTCGATTAGTGCCGACACGGCGGAGGCTTTTCAGATCATAGATCAAGAACTTACGAAACTGCAAAACTCTAAGACAAAATAAAGAGAGGGTCATTTCATCATGAGTTTTTCTTTAGCATTCAGGGTCGGCGCGGACGTAACTGATGCAATCAAGAATATTGGTGCCCTTCAGTCCCAGACAAATAAAAGTCTTGGAGAGATTTCTAGTTCATTTAAAACACTTCAAAATGTTGCAGTCGGAGCTCTTGGAATCTTTGGAGCCTCCAAAATTGTTGGGGCATTTGACGCTGCGGTTGATGCCGCTGCCGAGTTCGAACAAGACGTTAACCAATTAAGAATCGCCCTCGATGCCACGGGCCAGGCAACCGACAGATCCATCCAGGGTTTTGTTGACTATGCAGCCCAAATTCAAGCCACAACTAAATTCTCAGACAATGCCGTGCTTTCAACTGCAACGCTGATTCAGGGGCTTGGGCAGTTGTCAGGCACGGAGCTAAAGACTGCCACAAAAGCCGCTCTTGATTTATCTCAAGCGCTTGGGATTGACCTAAATGCCGCCGCATCTCTTGTTGGAAAGGCCGCTAATGGAAACATTGCAGCTTTTTCAAAGTATGGAATCGAAGTTCGAAAAGGCGCAACCGATGCAGAGACTTTTGCCAATGCTCTTTCTTTGATCCAACAAAGGTTTGGAGGAGCTTCCGAAAAATCGGTTAACACTTATTCCGGCGCGGTTGCTCAATTAAAAAACAACTTTGACGATGCGGTGAAGACATTTGGTCTTGCGATTATTGAAAACAAGGCAGTTATTGGAACAATCAATGGACTTTCTCAAGGATTTGTGAAACTGACTGGCTTTTTGACTGAAAACAAACAGGCTATCTCTGGATTTATTACAGGCGCAAGGGACGTGTTTCAGTTTATTGCGACGGTTGCAGTTCCTTCCATTGTTGGGCTTGCTGCCGGCTTTGGGACTTTTTCTCTTGTCTCGACAGCGGCCGCCGGCGGATTTGTGGCCATTGGAGCAGCGGCAGGAACCGCAGGCATTGGGCTTCTTGCCATGGCAAATGCTGCCATTGCGGCAACCGCCCCATTGCTCCCATTCATTGCAGCCGGTGCCATTGTTGGCGGAATCGTAGCCTTTGCAACTAGAGTTCTTATAGTTCGAGATAACTTTGTTTCACTTGGCGATGCCATCAAAGGCGTAGCGTTGGAGATCGGCAAGTTTCTAACCTTTGGGGAGCTCTCAGAAAAGCTTGGGCAAGATCTTGATGCACTAAAACAAAAGAAGATTGATCTTGATGCAGGCGATGCGTTTGAAAAATTCGATCAGTTAAATGCTGCCGCAAAAGAATTTAGAAAAAACACTGAAGAGGCCACGGCAGCACGTATTGCCGACGAGAAAAAGGCAAGACTTCAGCTTGAAGATGAATCCACAAAGTCTCTTGAAAAGATTCGAAATGAGCTAAAAAATGCAGGAAAGACTCAATTCGAAGTCGTAACAGAAAACTTTCAAACCCAAACAAGGGCCATAAAAGATGGCCTGGCACTTGGAACCATTGCCCAAGATGAGGCCAATGTTCTTCGAATATCCTCGCAAGAAAAATATCAAACTGAAGTTCAAAAGATTGATAAAGAAATCACAGATTTTTACAAAGGCGAGGCCGACAAGAGAGCTGAGGCTGATAAAAAAGCCGCTGAAGATTCCACAAAAGCTCGCGCAAAGATTGGCGCATTTGCTGCGGGCCTTGTTGGATCAGTCAGCCAAGGAGCATCAGGGGTTGCGGGAGCTCTTGCAGGCGTTGCGGGAACACTTGTTGATACTGTACTTCCTGGGCTTGGAGGAGCGGCAGCGCAGCTTCTCCAGTTTCTTGCTCAAGGACCTGAAGCCGTAAGAGCTCAGATCCAAGGCTTTGTGGACAATATTCCAACCGTGATTTCTGCGATTTCAGAATCCATTCCAGTTGTTTTTGACACGTTGGTTGAGCGTGCGCCGGATCTTATCCAGCGTCTTGTTGAGCTTGCTCCTGAGATCGCAATCAGGACGGGTCTTTCTTTGTCGGCTCAAATGCCATTTATCGCAACAACCCTTGCCATCAATCTTGCACTCAGAAGCCCACAAATCGCAGCTAGTTTTGTGACGGCACTTATTTCTGAATCCGGAAGATTTATCACGTCTTTGGCTGATGGAGTAAAAGAGGCACTCTCAAAACTTACCGGAGGACTCGCCGGCGGAGGCGGGGGGGGAATACTTGGCGCGGTTGCAAATCCAGTTGGGGCAATCTCAAAGAAGTTTAAATTTGCCTCAGGCGGAGAGATTCCTCCGGGCTTTCCAAATGACAGCTTCCCAGCGTTTCTTAGCTCAGGAGAAAATGTCTTAACTCAGAAGACTTCTGACAGCTTAGAGAAGGCTCTCAATTCTGGATCGGGTTTGTCAGGAGGCGGCGAGATTCTTAATGAAATTCGGAGACTGACATCCCTGCTAGAGCGAGGTCAGAACGTCACTGTCAATTCAGTTTTTGATGGAGATGTTTTGGCAAGGCTCATTTTTAACCTCAATCTTCGAGGGGCAAGAACAACATGAGCACTCAGAACAATTGCACACGTCTTTTCTTTGATAATTTTGCCGACACGGATGTCATTTCAAATTATTTTGTCACCTCTCAGCAATCGGCATTTCCAGTGGAAAACGCTTTCAACCGCCAACGCAGATCTAAAGTGTATCGCTCGGGAGGATTTTTTCGGGTTGAGTCAGGCGAGAATTCAATTGTTTTTCGTGAAACATCGGGCGGGCCAGATCTTGAGGCCGTGATTAGTCCAAGTGACTACACAAGTCTTACGGCAATGTGCGTTGGTATCAAGACCGCACTAGAGGCGGTTGGGGCATCGGTTTACACTGTAACAAATTCGATTACGACAAATTGGAAATTTAAAATTGAGTCCGATGGGGCCGGCGGCTCCGGTGTTTTTCATTTGATGCTAACTGATGTTGGATTCACTGCCGCATCTTTGCTTGGATTTTCAACTGATTCAGATTTCACGGACTCATCACTTATCAGGTATTCTGATTTTCTAAAGATCAACACAAGTGAAAGAATCACTTTTGATATGGGCCTTTCAACAAACCCTCAAGGCTTTGGTCTTGTGGGTCCGCTGAATAAGCCTTTGAAGTTGTCTCCAGGGGGGACATATAAACTCCAAGCAAACCATACGCTAAATTGGGATGCTCCTCCGTTTTCTTTAACACTCACTTACAATGATCTTTGCTTTTTTGTGTCCAATACAACCGGCGGCTTGTTTGATACTCTTTATCGCTACGCAAGCATTGAGTTCTTGGATCAGAACCCTCTTGGCTACATCGAAGTTGGCGCAATTTTGCTTGGAAACTATTTCCTGCCCTCTCGCGGAGGCGTGGTCTATCCTCTCTCAATCAATCCTCTTGATCGCACCCAAACCGTTTATTCAGAAGGCGGCTCGGGATTTTCTGACATCAGAGACTCAACAACTGTCTATTCGGTCAAAATCAATGCTCTTAAAAAAGCCGACTGCGAAGCTCTTGAAAACTATTTTAGACGCTACGGAACGGGCCTTCCTTTCTTTGCTGCCCTTGATACGGGGATGCATTTTTCAACAAGCGTTAACCGTCGTTTTATTCTTTGCAAATTCGCGGGCGAGCCAAAGTTTGATTTAACTTCAAACGACTATTTTTCGGCAACGATGCTACTTAGAGAGGAGATCTAATGGCACGCTGGAAAGTTTTTGGAGACCCGTTTTTATCTGCCGACATGACTGGAAAAACACAGTCAATTCGTTTCAAGCCAAATAAGAACCTTGTCTTTAAAGCATTTAAAACTTGGATCATCATTAAAGATCCGGTTGGGGATTTGGCCTTTTCAAATCTTTGCGCAAAAATTTATTCCGATAGATCAGGGAGTGCGGGCGGTCTCATTGCCACAAGCCAAAACACTTTCAACAAAGCTGACCTTCTTTTGACTGAAGATCAAGGGGTTTTGGAGCCTTGGTTTGAATTCGATGAGATCTCTCTTAATGCTGATACTTGGTATCATATCGTTTTAAATTGCAGCGGTTACACTTATGCAACCGACAAACACATTGCTTGGAGAAAGGCATGGCCCGATCCAATCTATAGAACAAACCTTCCCATTACTTTTGAAGGCCTAACAAAGAGCCCATATTTTCTAATCGGAATCGGCGATGACCTATGAAAACAACCTCGAAAAAGAGGGAATAAAAGCGGGCTTTCTTGCAGTGCTTAGACCTGCAAGACGTGTTGAGTCTTGGACTCTTTACACGGGGTCAGTTTACTACAACCTTTTTGATTTTGGGCACGTCTACAAGGTTGAGATCAACGGGGTTGCACTAACAGAAGCATTCACACCAAGTCTTAGTGCCGGACAATTCTACTGGGATTTTGAGACCGAAACCCTTTATGTGAGAGCTTCAGATAGCGCCGATCCGGATACTCATTTCGTTGTCGTCACATATGAACTTTATTTTGGGACAATTTCAGCACATTGGAACCGAATTCCAACTGATGAAACCTCAAGAGTCGTTTATTTTGACCCGATCATTGAATCACCTCCGGCAATAAAAGACTCGATCAAAGATGTTGTCTATGGATTTCGTCCAGTGCAGCAAACCGCAATGCGGCTTTCAAATGCCGAGCACTCATTTGAAAAACATCTTTATGATTCAAGTTTCTTTAACAAAGAGATTTTGATTTATCATTTGCTTGGGGAGATAGAGTCCGATGCTTTCAAGCTTGTCATGAAGGGAATCATGACAAAGATCTCATATTCAAGCGGACAAGTTTCAATCTCAATTTATGATGGAAATGCAGTTTTTGAAAACGAGTTTCGAAGCATTGGAGAAGAGTTCTATAACACAACTCTTTATCCAAACTTAAATCCAGCATTTCAAGGAAAGCCAATTAGATCAGTCTTGGGCGCAATGGTTGATGGATTTGTCCCGGTCAACGTGTCTTTTGTCAGGGACAACCCGACCACATCAAACAATAGAACTTGGGCGGTTAGATCAGAAGGTGCAAGCGGGCACGCATTGACGGCAACCGTTCCGGCATCCCCTGCATCAACTACAACAAGAACCCAAGTGAATTCAGCCCAAGGATTTAGAGTTGGGGACTCGGTTTGGATTGATAAAACAACGGACGAATATGTTTTTGTCACTGCCGTTCACTACGGAACCGATCCCTATATTGAGCACGCTGCCTTGGTCTCGGGAGCAGCCGCAACCGGAAACACAGTGAAGCGTGGAACCGTTGGAAATGTCGAGATCATATCTCAGGGCCAAAGGTTTCGTGCTCATTACAATCGAGATTACACCGAAACAGTTGATGCAAATGGCGTCCTAAATTTTGTTTTTAGCTCATCTTTAGAATCAAACTTGAGCATGCCACAGACTCTTTCATCAAGCGACAATGTGCTTTGTCGGGTCTATGGCAAAAAGAACACGCTAACACTTGGCGGAAATCCCTACGGCTCAAATCATTCCCAGTTTGGAAACCAAGCCGCACTTCCTTGCGTTTTATATGATCTCTTAAAAACATATCATGGCTTTGCTGAGTCTGAGTTAAATCTAACATCCTTCACGGATCTTTTGGCTTCAGTTGATGACGCAATTGGAATGGCAGTGCCAGAAAAGGCGACTGATTCCTATCCAAAGCTAAAAAATGTTTTAATTAAAATTCTTCAATCAGGCCTTGTGAAACTTTTTATTGATGACGATCTCAAATGGAAAGTCAGTGTTTATGAGCCAATCTCATCATTCACAAAAGAAGTCACCTCAAATGAGATCATTGACGGCCAAGTTGATTACTCATTTGAAGGCCAAGACATCTCATCCAACATCACGGTTTCCTATGCATTTAAAGAGCTCACAGAATCAGCATTAAGCGCATCCGGAGCCACAACATCGGGCCTTGGATTCTCTAAGGCTCTTTACTCATCCGACACCGCAAAATACCTGCATGGAGCCTCCAAAGGCTTTTCAGTTGAGTCTCTTCACCTTGTTGAATCAGAAGCACTAAGGCTTGCAAGGCGGCTTTCTTACGTCTTGGGCGATAGACAAGGAACGCTTGGAATAACTGTTAAAAACCGCTTTTTTGATGAAACCATTGACGCAAAAATTCGAGTTACGACTCCAAGACTTCCGGGTTTTGAATTTGATTCGAATACAGATCGTAGCAGAGATTTATGTATTGAAGGGTCCGAGAAATCATTGAGAAATGTGAAGCTAAGTCTTTCTGACCAAAAGGGTGCTCAAGATAACTCGGGTTCTTGGTAGTAACGGAGGACTAAGATGCCAGGACCAACAAGAGAATATGGAGCTATTGGGGGGATCGAGACCTCAGAGATTCAAGATCCTGCAACACCGACAAATCCTTTTGATACTATTCACAAAGAATATGCTGATGATACTTATGCAAAGCTCCAGTATTGGGGCGATGCCGTTGCAGACAACACTGCACTAAAGGCCGTCGCATCAGCCGATCGCTCTGACAAACAAGCAAGAGTTAAAGATGACGATAAAACCATTTGGGTTTTTGATGCCTCCTCTTCTGCTACTGAAGACGGCACTACAATCTTGCAACCAAATAGCGGAACGGGAAGATGGCTTAAGGCATCGGGCTCAAGTGGCGGCGGTTCTGGATCAGCTAGCTCCGTTGAAATGCTGCAAACACAAAATGAACTTGCAGGAATGGGGTTTCCCACAAGGGCACTTGATAACTCGATTAGGGCAAGCGGCCTAGAGGTCCCTGCTCATAAATATTTCACATCATATCTAATTGAGAACTACACTTCAGGCGGTGCCTCAATTAAGTGCGTTCATAATCCAGTTGTCGTTTTTGATTCAGACAAAGACTATGACTCCATTACTGGATGGGCAGCGGGCGGCGCAGGAACTACACTTGCGGCAACGGCAGGCAGCACGAAGGTTGGGTCAAATCACTTTTCATTCAACAAAGACAGCTCGGCAGTTGATGCCTACATCACGCATTCGCTTGCGGCTCAGACCCTCAATGTTGGCGCAAATTTTAGACTCTACTTTTGGTTGGACCTTCCATCGGTTGTCAATTTGTCAAACGTCTATGTTCAAATCATGGGAGCCACAACAAGCGACTTTTCAAGATGGAACCTAGCAACCGATTACTCAGGGGCATCTCTTACAACCGGGTATCAGCTTTTCTTTGTTGATATTAAGAACACCGCTGCATCCTCTACTGGGGGCACGGCTTGGACAACTTCTCAACTAGCAAGATACGTTAGATTTGGCGTTACAACCTCAAGTGCAGCCCAAACCTACACTGGAATTAAGTTTGCCGGAGCTTGGTTTTCGCATGGAGATGTTGAGCAGTGGGCTCCAAAGTATTTGGAATTCACTGGATACGACACTTCAAACAAAAATGATTTTGTAGTTGCATCAAGCAACACAAGACTTGATGGCCCTCTTACTCTTGGGGCAACGGTAGCACAAAACTACACCGCAGGAATTGCGGCCGCTGCCGCGATGAAACTTGTTAGATCGACACTCAGTTGGTCACAAGCTGGACTCATCGGCTTTGATACAGCGTTAAGTTCTGGGACCATTGCGACCGAACAGGAAATGCGCATGGTCAGAACGCTTCGAGAATCACTCTCGGGCAATTATGGAATATTTGTGGACATGTTTGATCCACAAATTTACAAAGTTTCTAGCACTGGATCGGGGACTATTCTTGTTGCCGATTCCGAGAACCACATTGCAAATTTAAAAAATGGCGATGAGATTCATATCTTCACCACAACTTGGAATGCGGGCGAGCCTTCATTCACTCTTCTTGCAACAAGAACAATGAGCGCCGATGCGACTCATTCGTCCGGAACAACAACTCTTACGGTTACAAATACCGGAGTTGTCGCTGGCGATTTTGTTGTCAAAAAGAGATTGTCTGTTAGCCATTCAGTTGTTGCATCAAGTGCAAACGAATCCTTTTCGGCTTCAAGCTTAGATACTGCTCCAAATGGAGTGCAGTTGATTGGATCTCGCTCTTATCCATACCCCAACAACGTGTATGCGCATTGGTGGCTTGGTGGGCCGAGTGAGACTTTGGCGCTGAAGGATCAGACTGGGAATAATAGGGGGCTCACTAAAGTTGGTTCACCTAATTTAAGTGATTCTTTTAGGAGCGGAAAATATTCCTATTCTGGAGTCACAACTGGTGCTTATCTCAGGACAGCCTCTAGCACTATTGATAGATACGAGGGTGATTCAGAATTGGTGCAAATTTCTATTTGGGTCTATTTCGATGCAACGCTGGGTTCGGCACGAAATATTATGTCAGCCTATCATTATGACGGTGCAAATGAATATGGATGGATCGCAAGAATTCCTTCCGGAGCTTCTACGGTTGCTCTAGAATATTATACTCCAGGGACAGGATCTACTGGCGCTTTAACAACATCATCAGCATTGGTATCATCTAGCTGGAACCACATAGTTCTTCAGATACAAGAGAGTGTATATAAAAACATTTGGATTAACGGCACCAAATATACGGGAACTGGTACGGCGATTGGTTCAGTTTCAGGGTTTACAAATGCTTCATATATTGGAGTAGTTGCCAATACCCTTGATGGTGGAATAACTGGTCCAGGCACTAATTTGAAATACGCAGACTGCATCGTCTGGCGCGACGGCGCACTACTAACCCAATCCGACGTGAACTACCTCTACAATGGCGGAGTCCCACAATTCATTGGATACAATCCCGCAGTTCTGAGAAATGAGTTTGCAATGACGGGTCAGAGCGGTCAAAGAATCTCTATGAAGGCAAAAATGAATCGCACTACAACTGCGGTCAGTCCCTCGATCCTAAATGCTGGCATGATAAAAACGGGGTAGCCAAATGAGCAGGGAAGCTTTTTCTTGGATCAACCCGGTTCTAATGTGGATGATTGGGCTTCAGATTGCGGCAACAATTGTCTATTTTGTCAGAGAAGAAATGAAGGGCCGCTCGCTTGCAATTGATATTTCTGAAACAAAAAAGAATCTTCAAAAGCAAATTGATGACACAAATGCTTATCTTAAAGAAGAGGTCAACAAGCTTGAGGCAAAAGATGAGCTAATCCTAGAAAGAATGGGCCGAATTGAGCTCCAGATTCTTTCCATGTTGTCAGAGCTAAGCATCAAAGTTGGCAAAATTGAGGGGATGTTAACCAATCTTCATTCAAGCAAAAACTAACTTCCGGTTTCTAGATTTCATTCGAGAATCATCATGAGGGCAAATTATGAGACGATTCTTACAAGTATCAATTCTTTGTTTGATGACTTCTGTTTTTTGCTTGGCCGTATATGCAGCCGAATCGGGTTCGGTCATCGTTGAGTCGCTTGGGCTCAAGTCTGTTTTAGGGTCACTCAAACAAACATCAGGATTTAAGATTCTTGGGATTGTTGCGCTTCTTGTTCAAGTCTTGGTTTTGTTTTTCAAATTCTTAATGGAGCGACTTGCCGGAATCTATCGTCTCCTGATTATGAATCTTTTGACCCTTGTTGTTGGCATCGTTTTCTTAAGACTCCAGGGCATAAGCTGGGTTGAGGCAATGATTCACTCGCAAACAACTGCCATGGCCCAGGTCTTTTTTCATCAAATCATCAAACAGTTTCTCAAAAAGCCAAAAGATGACTACGCAGTTTTAACAAAAAGGGTTTCACTATGAACGCAATTATTCAATTTTTCAAAAACCTATTTAGTCCCAAGGTCATCAAGCAAATGGGGCCTGATGATTGGGCTCCATGGATGAAGATCGTTAAGTTTGAAATTGGCGTCAAAGAGGTCAATGGATCAAAAAACAATCCAAGGATCATAGAGTATCACCAAGCCGTTTCCCTTAAGGCAACACAAGACAGCGTTGCGTGGTGTTCAAGCTTTGTGAACTGGGTATTTATGCGAATGAACATGATGAGGACAAAGAGCGCTCTTGCCATTTCTTGGCTTGATTGGGGAGTTGAGCTTGAGGAGCCAATCTATGGGGCGGTCATGGTTGATGATTACAAGAACGGCCATGGGCATGTTGCTTTTTTCACTCGTTGGCTTGCAAAGGATCAGATTGAAGTCTTGGGCGGCAATCAAAACGACGAGGTTTGTTATAAGGCTTGGAAATCAAAAGTTAGATTCTTTTGGCCCAAGGGCGAGCCGTTTCCTCCAAACACAAAACTAAAAAACCAAATTTCAAGCAAAGCCGCTTGAATTAAAAAAGGAGAATTTTATGGAAAGTGTAGAAACACAAAGCGTCGTAGGAACACCGGCAACCGATCTCTTGGTTGACTTGCTTGGTGACATTGTAATCGGGGTCAAGAAGGCCTCTTCTGATGGAAAGTTTGACTGGAGCGATGCGGGCTATTTTATGCCCCTTATTTCCCAGATCCCACAAGTGGCTGAGAAATTCCCTCAAGTGATTCCGGAATTGAAGGATCTTGATTCCGCTGAAGGTATTGCGCTTCTTGCAAAGGTAGCAGCAAAAGCCGGCGAAGTGGACAACTCTGAAAAGGTCAAACTCATCGTTGAGGGCGTTGTTCAAGTCGCTCTTGGCGGAATGAAGATTGTATCTGGATTGAAGGCTTAACCATGGATTTTGGATGGGGAGCTCTTTTAACTGGAGTTGTTGAGACTCTTGGAAAATTCCTTGATATTGCAAAGCTTAAAGTTTTGAGAAAACACGCTGATGAATTCTTGGAATTAGAAAAAGCTCTCCATTCCGAAATGAAAAAACCATACGATGATATGGACGACTTCGCTATTGCGGACATCAAAAACAAAATGAGAATCGTCAAGGCAGCGTTTGAAAGAGACATTGCCCTGGCAGTTAAGGAAAAATGAAATACTTGTTTTTTTTACTTCTTGGGTTTGTTGGGTGTTCATCCACAAAACCCATTTATGAGAGAAAAGAGCTTGTGTCATGGGAGCTAAGGCCTCGTCCTGGATACAAGGGCTTGACCTCTCTTAGGTGTATGAAGTGGGAAGATGAAAAATGCATTGAGCGAGATGTTGTTGATTTTGATCTCACAGACCCAGAGCAAAGGCTTAGACTTCATCAGGCAAGATTTGTTTGCCGTGTTGGCGATGGCCCGCACTATAGAATATGCAAAGAGTTAGAGGGCCTTTGTCAGCAAACCGTTGTTAAAACAGGTTGGTTCACAAAGAAAATTAAGCTCATCTCTTTTTTGCATATCAGGGAAAAATATCAATACCTCTTAGACAAGGGAACTTATTGTCTCTCGCTTGATAATGAGCTCTCAGAAGATTTGGAGTTTTAAGGATGGGCGCTGCAAAACTTGATCTAACTATTGAGCAAGGTGCGACATTTAGAAAAGCCTTTACTTTAAAAAATAGCGACACTCTGATTGCAATTGATCTAACAGGCTGGACCATTGAGGCAAAAATCAGAAAGAGGTTTGCTGATGCCGCTGCCCTTGTGACTTTTACGGTTGCCATCAGCAACCAAGGAACAAATCCGGGCGAATTCACTATGTCGCTAACTGCGACTCAAACATCAGCACTCCCATATGATGACAAATGGTATTACGACGTTGAGGCGCTTAAGCCCGACACTGACAAAGATAGAATCTTGCAGGGTCGCGTGACGGTGTCTCCTGAGGTCACGAAATGACCGATTACGCAGTTGATGAGAATCAAGAGACCCAATACGTTCTTGCGGGTACAGAAGAGGAGCAAACGGTTCTTTCTGATTCTGGTTCAAATCATTACACTGTTTTAGTTTCAAACATTGGATTGCCTGGACAAGGGGTCCCCACGGGCGGAACAACTGGCCAGGTTTTAAAGAAGGCATCAAATACTAACTACGATACTGAGTGGGCAGCCGATGAGGCTGGCACTTCTGCGGTTTGGGGAGCCATAACGGGGATCCTTTCAAATCAAACCGATCTTCAAAATGCATTGAATGCAAAAGAAAATACAGGCGTTGCGGCTGCGGCCGTTTCTGGCCATGAAGGCGCTCTTGATCCACATCCTCAATACACGTCGGCCGCTGAAGCTGCGGCGGCGGCTCCGGTGCAATCGGTTGCCGGAAAAACCGGAGTAGTCACTTTAGACAAAAATGATGTCGGTCTTGGGAATGTCGACAACACTTCAGACCTAAGCAAGCCAATCTCAACGGCAACACAGGCCGCACTTGATGACATTGTTGATCTTGTTTCTTACTCGTTTGCAGGGGGGTTCTAAATGCCGATTTCTAATAAGCCGATTTTTCCTCAAACCATTACTACTGGAGCGACACAGATAGCTCCAGCCGACACGACCTCTCTAAAAACTTTATATACGGCCGGGGTCAACGGTTCTCGGATCGACAACATCCTTGCTACTTCAACCGACACCGCCGCTAGAGATCTTCAGTTTGTCATTACTATCGACGCGGTCGATTACGTCCTGGGGACTCTCTCTTGTCTTGCTAACTCCGGTTTCACTAATGCAGTGGCGATTTTGCCTGTGTTGAGTGATTCTAAATTCGCGGCGCTTTCTCAGGACGGAAACGGAAATAAGGTTTTGTTTTTGGCTTCTGGAGCAGTTTTGAAAGTGAAGTCTCTAACTACAGTTACGGCGGCTAAGGTGATCTCAGTATTGGCCCAAGGAGCCGACTTCTAATGTTTGGAACCTTAAGCCCCACAGTTAAGAATTTGCTCTCTAATGCAAATACATGGACAAAATTGCAGACCGTTGAGCTTTTCAGTCTGGGGTCGGTCACTAGAGAAGGAATTTCGCTCGTCAATAAAACCAACGCAACGAGTGCGGTTAGCCAACAAGTTTCCCCGGCTACGATTTGGGAAGCAAAAGGTTGGAACACGGCGACTGCCACATCAAACGCACAATCTTTTAGAGCTTATGTAGTTCCTACGCCCGGAAATCCGACATCAAGTTCTTGGTTTTTGCAGCATAGTTTAAACAACGCGGCTTACACTAACGCTCTAAGATGGGATTCAAGAGGAGCCGCTAGCACACATCCTTTGTTTACAATGACAGGGTTCGCTAAGGTAGCAAGCAACAACTCCTCTACTGTAGATACACTGGCAACCCTAGATGTAAACAGTTCTGGAAATAGAAACCATATCGTTCATACCTACGGGACTACTGTAAGAAGCGCGTGGTCAAGCGATAGCAATGGATATACCGAATGGAAGACTGCCGGATCTAACCCCGTGCATACTTTTTACGTTGGAAACTCAATTTCATCGCAAACTCTTATAGCTCAAATTTACACATCAGGATTTTACAATTCATATAATAACTTTAATCAAGGCAAGGTCACGTCTGGGTCTGCCGACCAAACGGTTCAAACAACACTATCCACTTACGGCTCTTTTGCAGTAAAGGGGAAGCTTGTAATAGATTCAAGCTACACGTTAGCTGAAACAGAAACTTTTGTTTATGTAGACCCTAGCAACGCGGAAGTGTGCACGGGAACTCCTCCTGCATGCAGTACCTACGCCACTGAGTCACCATGCAACGCTAGAAGTGCTGTTGGATGTAGCTGGTATGCTGGAGATTCTTGTGGCGGAGCTACTGGGACCGATTCTGGTACTTGCACTGGTCAAGGAGCGGGCTGTACTTGGGAACAGGCTTCTTGCTCTGGAGCAAACAACACCGACCAATCTACATGCGAAGCCCAAGACGATTCTTACGGCGGCTCTTGCGTGTGGGATGAATCAACTTGTGGGTCTCAAGGAGATGAAGGTAGTTGTAATGCAATACCCGGATGTACTTGGAACTCTTCTGATTGCAACACCTATAATGGGACCGACCAATCGAGTTGTGAGAATAATTCGGGATGTACTTGGTTTGATGACGGTGGAAATTGTTCCAGTTATGGCGACGAAAATGATTGTTCAAACGCGGGATGTTTTTGGAACGGTTCCTCGTGTGTCGGACTTTGCTCTGGGGGGTACGATACTTCATGTAGCGGCTCTTTATGCACAGGTGATTACGACACCGGGAAATGCTTGGGCACTTATGC